GATGATTGCTCCTGTTCCTTTCCTCGGAATGGAAGGCGCAGTTCAGCAGGACCATGCAATCATTCCGTTGATCGAAGCTCGTATGAACGATGCGACCAACGTGATGATGGATGCTATGGCTTATTCGCTGTACAACAACACAACCAACACTCAGCAGTTCACGGGTCTTCCCGCCGCTGTTGACAATGGTACTGGTACAGCAACCTACGGCAACATCAACCGCTCCACCTACACTTGGTGGCAGTCTGGTCAGTATGCCGCTGGTTCGGTTAACCCGACCCGTCAGAACATCCTTCAGTACATTTCCGGTACGGTGAAGAAGGGCGCAGAAGTGCCTTCATTCGGCGTTTGCGGATTTGGTACTTGGACGCTCTTGGCTCAAGATTTCGTCGGTCAGGAACAGTACGTTATCACTCCTGGTAACGGCTTTGACAACGACGCTAACGGCCCACAGGCTGCCTTCAAGGCACTGATGGTTGCTGGCGTTCCGATCTATCCTGATCCCTACTGCCCAGAAGGTACGGTGTACTTCTTGAACACCAACTACCTGAACCTCTACATCCATGAGGCTGGTCAGTTCGTGTTCACTGGCTTTGAATCGACTCTGCCTAACTGGCAGGTTGGCTACGTCGGCGCTGTTCTGACAATTGCAGAACTCGTTTCAACCAAGCCTAAGTCGATGACCAAGGTCACTGGCTACAACTATCTCAACATTTAAGGGAGGATGACAGATGTCTTTATCTTCAAACAAAATCCTTCTCGCTAATGCCTCTACCAACACTGCTGGTGCTTATTTTGAAGTCGTAACGGTTTCAAGCGTAGGTATCGGTAACCTGACAGCAATGAACGCTGGTACTTCTAGTGCTCAGTTTGTTCCTGCTGGTTGGTATATCATTCCTGCTGGCACAACGAACGTAACTATTGAACTCAATACTTACGCTTCAAACGTCAACAACTGGGTTACATACCTCGCTTCCAACACTGCTGGCACAATCATGTCAGACGGCTGGAACGTGCGTGCAAACGCTGTAACTGGTACTCAGACGTTGACCTTGTACGGTGTGAACGACGGTCAGGCTGCAACTGGTCAATACAACAACAAATAAGGAGTTGTATAATGGCTAATCCTGACTCAGTAGGCCAAAATACGCAGGATTCCTTTAGCAGTTATCGTATTGCTAATGGTTTTGCTCTTGCTAATGCGGTGGCTAACGCTGTCGTTGCATTGCCCATCCTTAGCGGTGGTATGCAGGGTTCCGGTAACGTAATCATTCGTAAGATTACTGTTTCTGGCAATGCAAACCTCGCTGGTGGTTCGGTTCAATCTTTGGCTTCTACCTATGTAACTATTGGTACAACCAACGATGGTGCCAACTTGGTAACATCCAACGTGGCGTTGTCTAACGTCATCAATGGATATACTTACCAAGACATTACGCTCGTAGCTGCGGCTGGTAATACTTGCTATCAACCTAACGCCCTGTTTGTTAACATTACGGCTGGTGCCGTTGCTAACCATCAGTTCCGCGTTAACGTCTATGGCGATGTTATCAGCTTCTAAGGGCTACTAGAGACCCCCTAGTAGAAGTACCCTCTCCCGTTTTGCGGGAGGGGGGAAATCTTTGAATGGTGTAGTATGACAACGCTTAACGATTACATATTTGTTACACGGCGTTTGTTACACGATGCCAATGCTAACTTTTGGACTGACCAAGAGTTAACGATTGATATTAACGGCGGTCGCCAGCGTCTTGTGCGTGACACAGGTGCGTTACGCCGTCTTCAGACATCTTCAATTTATCAAAATCAAGAAGTCTATAACTTTGTTGATCTGCCGCAAGGCGATCAGACGATGGACATTCTTACGATCAATTTGTACTGGGGTACGACTCGCGTTCCTTTGATGTACAAGCCTTGGACACAGTTCAATGCTGAATTGCGTTATTACCAGTCTTACATCGGTCAGCCTGTGGCTTTTAGTCTTTACGGGACTAACAGTTTTTACATTGGCCCGTTGCCTGACCAGACATATACGATTGAGCTTGATACGGTTATCAGACCAACTGACATGGTTAACTTGACCGACGTTGAGGTCATCAAAGATCCTTGGACAGAACCTGTTCCGTTTTACGCAGCTTACACAGCCAAGTTCAAAGAACAGAGCTATGGTGAGGCTGAGATCTTCCGTCAACAATATATTCAAAAGTGCCAGAATCTTTTGGCTACTACGTTCACTCGTCGTATGCCGATGCCGTACTCACAGGCTTACTAATGGCCCAGAGTCCTGAACAACAAAAACAGTATCATGTAACAAAGTCGTTCAAGGCTCTGAACACCAAAGCCAATCGCACAGCTATTGACGAGTCTGAGTTTTCTTGGATTGAAAACGTACAACCTATCGGGTTTGGTAACCTTAAAGTTATTCCTCAATCCTCGAATGTTGGTGTTACTTGGTCAAACACAGTCACAGAGCTGACCAGTGTTAACATAAACAACACAGACTATATTTTGGCTTTTCAGGCCAATGGTGGAGCCGAAGCCTACAATCTGACTAGTAATTCTGTTGTAACCATAGCCACCTCTGGAACCTTTACGGGTTCTGGTATGCGAGCCAAACAATGGAAAGATGAACGTGCAATCATTACTGACCCAGATAAGGGCTATTATACTTGGGACGGGGCAAATCTTATTACTATTGGCTCTGTTGGTGGCATTGGGATAACCAATGTAGGATCTAACTACACAGAAGCTCCAATTGTTACTATTTCTGCCCCAAATCAGGCAAATGGCAAGCAAGCAACGGCTGTAGCGTCTATTTCTAACGCTGCTGGTACTGTTTTGTCTGTTTTGGTAACGGCTAACGGTACGGGTTACACAACCCCTCCAACTGTGACTTTTGCAGCTCCTGCAAGCCAGTTTGGGGTTCAGGCGCAAGGTTCTGCTTCAATTCAAGCGGGAAATGTTGTTGTTATATCTGTTACCAATCCCGGTTCCGGTTATACATCTGCGCCAGCTATAACTATTTCAGGCGGTGGAGGCTCGTCAGCCAATGCAATTGCCGTTCTTGGGTCTGGTATTGTCACAGCAATTACGCTTACAGAAGCGGGTAGTGGATATACTTCTCCCCCTACCGTTACAATATCTGGTGGCGGTGGAAACAATGCTACTGCTGTCGCTGGTTTCTTATCTTTTGCAAAAGGAACTGTCGGAATCCTTGTCACGGCTGGAGGGTCTGGTTATACCTCACCCCCAACTGTAAACATCACTGGAGGCGGCGGTGCTAATGCTAATGCTGTGGCTATTGTTAACGGCGGGGCTGTTACTAGCGTTGTCGTGGTTAATCCTGGTTCTGGTTATACAAGTAATCCGACAGTAACCTTTACGGGTGGTGGCGGGAACGGTGCGTCTGCTACAGCCATTGCTACCGTTGACCAGAATGTTGACATTGCTTCGTTCCAAGGCCGAGTGTGGATTGCACAGGGTCGTACGGTCTTTTACTCGGCTGCTGGTCTGTACAACGATTTTGTAAGCGTTTCGGCTGGTAACATTAACCTTGCTGACGATACGCTGCATAGCAACATCAAGTCGATCATATCGGCTAATAACTTCTTGTATGTGTTTGGTGAGAACTCGATCAACGTGTTCTCTGACGTTCGAGTGACTGCGACGGGGGCAACCCTGTTCACCAACACAAACGTGTCTGCGTCAGTCGGATCTCGGCGTATTGACGCTATTTTCCCGTATTTTCGGTCTTTGTTGTTTGCCAACGATTATGGCGTTTATGCCCTTGTAGGGGCTACGACCAGCAAATTATCTGACGCTTTGGACGGGATTTACCCGTTATTTGATTTCACCAAGCCTGTTACGGGCGGTCAGGTGTTGTTGAACAACATCCTCTGCGCTGCTTTTCAGTTCTGGTACAACGACCCTGTTCAAGGGTTAAGACCTATTCAATGTGTCTTTTTTGACAAAAAATGGTTCATTACAAGCCAAGGTACGCTTAACTATTTGACTTCATTGGCAAATGGCGGTGGCGTTTTCTTGTATGGCACTAACCAACGCAACCTACTAAAGTTGTATAACGACTTTACAGCTAACATATCCACTTATACTCAGACGGCTCTTTGGCCTATGGGGGATGTAATTCGGGACAAGCAGGCTCTTAAGTGGGGCATTGAGGCCATTTTGGGTTCTGCTGGAAGCACGATCACGGTTACGGTCGATAATGAGACTGGATTAGGTAATGCTGGCACTTACAGTGCGACCAATCTGATTGCATGGCAAAATAATTTAGCCAACGTTATTGCATGGCAAAACAACTCAAATCAGCAAATTGGCTGGCTTGGACCCATTACTGGGTACTATTTGTACAAGAATGATGCCCAACAGTATGGAAAATATCTCGGACTTACGCTAACATCTAATAGCGCAAACTTTACTTACAGCACGTTTGAAATGGAATACGAACGTAGAGCGAGGTTCTAATGGCACTGCCTGTATCAATACCTTACGCATTTGCCAATGCCACGACGACACAGAACCTGTCGTATCTGGATTCCAATTTCAATGCGTTGGTTAATGGTTTGAACGGGCTTGCTAACGGTACAAGTCAAATTAGTATTTCATCTATTTCTGCTACAGGAAATGCTAACGCAACGACTTATTTGCGTGGTGACGGTTCTTGGACTTCAGTTTCTGGATCTGGAACCGTAACTAGCATTAACGCTAATTCTTCAGTATCTGGGTTTACGTTTACAGGTGGACCTGTAACTACATCAGGAATTTTGACATTAACTGGTCCCTCTCCTGGAACTTCTGGAAATGTATTGACTAGCAATGGATCTTCTTGGACTTCCAGCGCTGGGGCTTATCCCTTAACTTCTGGAACTGCTGTAGGGTCCACTAGTGGCACAAGCATTGATTTTACAAATATACCCTCTTGGGTAAAACGCGTCACTGTAATGTTTAATGGCGTAAGCACAAACGGAACAGACGGTATTATTTTGCAAATTGGATCAGGTTCTATTGAAACTACTGGATACATAGGTGGTTGTACAGAATCGGCTCCTGGAAATGCTGGGGCTATTGCCGCTGCTGCAACTTTGTTTTATTTAGCATCTATGCCTACAAGTTCTGCAATAATTAGCGGAACTGCGGTTATTGCTCTTTTGGGGTCAAACTCTTGGACGATGCTTAGTAATATGTCTAATTCACAAGGACAAAGGTCTTATTGTTCATCAGGTGCAAAAACCACAAGCGGCGTTCTTGACCGCGTACGAATTACGACTGTAGGTGGCACGGATACTTTTGACGCTGGTTCTATTAACATTTTGTATGAATAAGAGGGCGTTATGGAGCGTATTGAAATTAACGTTCAAACTGGTGAAGTGCAAGTTATTCAGTTAACCGCTGATGAAATTGCTTCAGCGCAATCTCAATATGCCGCTTGGCAAGCAGAACAACCCGCCGCGCCAACGGTTGAACAGTTACAAGCGCAACTTGCTAATATTTCAATTCAGTTGACCGCCCTCCAAAATAGAACAGGTGCATGATGGGTATTCAAGCGTTTACACCTATGGGAAATACGGTGACGTTTACAGCGGCAACCTCCGCTCCTACGCCCGTTCAGTGCTTATCAACGACCATCGGTGGTACGCAATATCGTGTTATTAACAGCGGCTCTGTTGTTGTTTTCCTTGGTTTTGGTGACACTTCAAGTCAAGCATCAGGCAATGCGTCTATCGTTACCTCAACTGGTCGCGCTTTCCCTTTGCTCCCAGGCACTGACGAAATCCTGACGTTTAACGCTAACCAGTACTTTACTGGTATTACGGCAAGCGGAACGGCTGTTATTTATGTGACACCAGGGGATGGCATGTAATGTTAAAGACGGCTTCATCAGTTGGTGGCGGCGGTGGTAGCGGTACGGTAACGTCCGTCAACGCTACTTCGTCCAATGGGTTTAGTTTTACTGGTGTGCCTATTACGTCGAATGGCACAATTACCTTGGTCGTGCCTACGCCTGGCACTTCTGGAAATGTTTTAGTTTCCAACGGTACAGCTTGGTATTCCAACGCTTTGCCAACAGGAAGCAATGGCACTGTTACCCTCATTAATACTGATGCCAATTTAACTGGTGGGCCAATTTCAACCACTGGTAACATTGGTTTAGCTCCTAATATTAGTTTTTACAGCGGTAACGTCACAACAACAAACTCTAGCGTTGGTACGGCTGTTGTTAACATTAACACCCTTAATGCTGCTGTTAACGGTCTGAACGCTCAGATCCCTGTAAACTATGCTTCTACAGCAAACCTTGCTGTTACTTATGCAAACGGTACGGCTGGCGTTGGCGCTACTCTTACAGCGACTGCCAATGGTGCCTTGTCCCTTGATGGTGCATCACCTGCTGCAACGCAGCGTGTTTTGATTAAAGATCAGACTGCACAGTTACAAAACGGTGTGTATACTGTAACTCAAACTGGTAACGCATCTGCTACGTTTATCCTGACCCGTGCAACTGACTATGACCAAAGCTTTGAAATAGCTGCTGGCGATGGGTTCTATGTCATCAGCGGGTCAACTTTAAACAACACAACTTGGGTGCAACAGACTGCTGCGCCTGTTACGCTTGGTACAACGGCTATTACGTTTACCCAGTTTGCTGGCACTCCAAGCACTTCTATTCTGCCCATTTCTCGCGGTGGTACTGGGGCAAACAACGCATCGCAAGCACTTTCTAACCTTGGTGGTATCGGCATAGGCAAGGCCATCGCAATGGCAATTATCTTCGGAGGTGGCTAATGGCTAATCCTAATATTGTAAACGTATCAAGTATTTACGCTAACACAGCTTTGTTTCAAGCGGGTGCAACTCCGACAACGATTGTATCTAATCCTGCTGCCAGTAATGCGGTGTATAAGATTGACGGGTTGTATTGCAGCAACACGGACATGACATCGAGTTATTTGATAACGATTGATGTTTATCGTTCATCGACTGCGTACAATGTTGCAACGCAAATTACCGTACCGTCTGGCGCTACGCTTGATATTTTGTCTAAACAGCTTTGGTTGTTGGAAGGTGATTCATTGCGAGCAACTGGAAACGCTGCCAGCAAGATTACTGTTACCTGCTCTTATGAGGTTATCAGCTAATGTCAACACGTTCTAATGGCGGTATTATTGGCCCTCAAAATAGAACGACTAGTGCGTACGCTAACGGCGTATGGCATCTTTTTGACAATCAACAATCTGTATATGCTCGTAATTGGCCTGGTTTTGTGCCTATAGCGCCTCAAACTCCTGGTGTCGGCACTGTCACTTTGGGAAGTGGAAGTCAGGCTTCTTATTTGACAGCAACAATTCCGTTTACTGCTTTTTATGATGGTGGAAACACTGTTACCAAAGCCACCGCAGTTTCTATTCCTGGAGGCTTGACCGCCAATACAAATGGCTCGTCTCCCATTACAATTTCTGGTTTGACATCAAACACCAATTATACTTTTGCGGTATTTTTAACCAATTATTATGGAAATAGTCCATACGGTTATTCTAGCCAAGTTAAAACTGCTACTGTTCCTGGCGCTCCAACTATTGGAACAGCAACTCTTGGCGCTGGCGTAAGCGTAACATTTACTGCTCCAGCAAGTAATGGCAACGCAACTATTACCGGATACACTGTTAAGGCTTATACTGGAGGCACATATTCAGGTATTTCAGCAACTGGAGCGTCTTCACCAATTGTTGTTTCTGGATTAACTGCATCAACAACATATACGTTTACAGTGTTTGCAACAAACGCAATGGGTAATAGTGCTGAATCTGCTCAATCTAATTCTGTTACAACGCCAGCTAATACTAATGCAACGTATTTAGCTGTCGGTGGCGGTGGTGGCGGCGGCACAAACATGGGCGGTGGCGGCGGCGCGGGTGGGTTTGTTGCAGGCTCAATTGTGTTCATTGGAGGAAGTGTTTACACAATTAACGTCGGTGCTGGAGGCGCTCCTAATGGTTCCAATGGAGGCGAATCCAATATTTCTGGTACTGGAATAACAACTGTTGTTGCTCTCGGTGGTGGCTACGGCGGCACACAGACTGGATTAACAGGTGGTAACGGTGCTTCTGGCGGCGGTGGTTGGGGCGGTGGCGGATCTGTATATGCTGGTGGTACTGGAAGCACTGGGTTTAATGGTGGTTCTGGTTTTGGCGGTGGCGCAGGCGGCGGTGGCGGTAATTCAGCAGCAGGTAGCAATTACGTTAGCACTACTCAAGGCGGTAACGGTGGTGCAGGATCTGCATCGTCTATTACTGGTTCTTCTTTAAATTACGCAGGTGGCGGCGGCGGCGGTTCTCAAGGAACTGGCAGTAGCGGCGGATCTGGAGGCGGCGGCGCGGGCGCTGGTGGGTCAGGTAATCCAGGAGCAGCGGGTACAGCTAACACTGGCGGCGGCGGTGGCGGCGGTGGTAACGGCCTTGGATCTGGAGGCAATGGCGGTATTGGCGTTGTTATCTTGTCAATTCCAACGTCTTCTTATTCTGGGGTATATACAGGCTCTCCAACAATTACCACATCAGGTGGCAATACAATTTTGAAATACACTGGAAGCGGATCATATACGGCGTAACACATGGCACATTTTGCAAAATTAAATGACCAAAATTTTGTTATTGACGTTGCTGTTATAAGCAATGACGTTGTTGATAATTTGCCATTTCCTGAAAGTGAACCTTTAGGAGTTCAGTTTTTAACTGAATGGTCAGGTGGTTACACTAACTGGAAACAAACTTCATATAACGCTAATTTTAGAAAAAATTATGCTGGTGTGGATTTTATTTACAATCCTACTTTAGACGCTTTTATTGCTCCCCAACCATTCCCGTCTTGGTTATTGAACACCAATACATGTCAATGGCAAGCTCCAACTTCATACCCTAATGATGGCAAAACATATTATTGGAATGAAGAAACCCAGTCTTGGGTAGAAACTACAGGTGCATAATGAGCCAGGATACCATTAACCTTATCTTTACAGCTTTTGGTGCAGTCGCTGGTTGGCTGTTTAAGGTTATTTGGGATTCTGTCAAAATATTGCAAGACGATCTTAAAGAGATAGAGAGAGATCTTCATATAAATTACATCAGCAAAGATGACTACAAAGATGATATTGCTGAGATAAAAGATATTTTAAAACAGATTTTTGCTGAATTAAAAATGAAAGCGGACAAGTGAATTTTGAAACCTTATCCCTTGTTGAGTTCGGAGATATTGAAGGTCTAGACGTTTTCTTGTTTGAAAACTCTACCCAGCATCAACTATTTCGTGACACTTTTTTTGAGCAAGGCATTGAGGTTCCAGCGTTTCCTCTGGTGTATGCTGACCCTGAAAACCTAGACGATTGGCTGCTGGCTCATCAGGTTGAGCATCAGTTTTTTGCATCGCAACTAGGTTTATCTAATCCTTTT